CCATATGGTACTTTCGATATTGCAATTCGTAGAGCAGATGACTCCGACCTTAAGCCGGTTGTTTTGGAAAGGTACTCCAACTGCGACCTCGACCCAGCGTCCCCTAACTATATCGCCACCAAGATTGGTGATATGAAGATGGTGTACGATGATACAACAACTAGATACCGCGAGTACGGGAACTACCCCAATGTTTCTAAGTATGTTCGTGTGGTTGTTAACCCTGAGGTCGAGAACGGAGGCGCGAACCCTGCACTTCTGCCGTTTGGTGTGTTCGGTCCCCCAAGGTTTAAGTCTTGGACTTATTTCTCTAACTCTGTTGGAAACTCCATTCTTCGCGCGACTGCTGATGGCCACCCTTCAACTACAGCATATGCTCTTGGTGGTGGTGGTATTCCTATGACATCTGGCGCAACAGGTATTAACGCGCTCGCTGTCTTCGCAGGCGCCGGTCTTGTCCCGGCACACTTCGGTACTGCGTCTATCTCTTATCCTTCCCTCGCCACGCGCTTGAGCGCTTCTGACGATACGGCCGATATCACAACAACAGCTTACTTCGGTGTGCAGGTTGGTAAGACAGCTACGACAACAACCTTTGACCCCGGATATTCTGACTATGTTCGCCCACTAGGCCGCGATGTTATCAGTGATAGTGCATGGGGAGACACATATGGCTTAGGCGGTTACGGCTCCAACCTAACCCCACAGTTCGTGTTCTCGCTTGATGAAATCCACATCAACAAGGAGGCTTCGTCGTTCTCGAACGCGCAGCCTAGTCGGGCTCTCAAGGCAGCCTACTTCTTGTCCGGCTCTTACAAGAATAACAACTCATGGAACTCAGCCGACTCTATTGGGAAAGGCGCAACCCGGTTCCAGAACATTCTTGACTCCAAGGTCAATCGTTTTACCGGCCCTATGTATGGCGGGTATGACGGTCTAGATATCAAGGAGCGTGACCCGTTCCGGAACACTAAGATTGATGATTCGGTAAACCCAAGAGAGAACTATGCTTTCTATTCTATTCGTCGGGCAATTGACACAGTTGCAGACCCAGAGGTTATAGAGTACAACCTTATTACTATTCCGGGCATCTACAATGCTACTTTGACTAAGCACCTTATCGACACTGTTGAGACTCGTGCCGACGCACTAGCTATTGTCGATATTCAGCATGGCTTTACTCCTCGCCACGAAGCCCCCGCCGCTAGCGCAGATGCTAGCGCAAGAAAGGGCGAGATTGACCAAGCTATCTCAACGTTTAAGAACCGTTCCCTCGATAGTAGCTACGCTTGTACCTACTACCCATGGGTCCGCGTCAGAGACGACATCAACAACACCTTCCTTTACATGCCACCTTCCGTCGCAGCACTAGGCGTTCTAGGCTCGACAGAGGTTTCAGACGACGTTTGGTTCGCCCCTGCTGGCTTCCGTCGCGGTGGGCTCTCACAGGGCGCCTCAGGCTTGCAGGTTGTTGGTGTTGAGCAGAAGCTAACCTCTCGTGAGAGAGACGACCTTTACGATGTTAACATCAACCCGATTGCTAGCTTCCCATCCGAGGGTGTTGTAATCTTCGGACAGAAGACGCTACAAGCAACACGTTCTGCTCTTGACCGCATCAACGTGCGCCGCCTCATGATCTTTGTTAAGAGAGGAATTTCACAGATTTCTTCACAAACAATCTTCCAGCCTAACGTCCAGACAACTTGGAAGGGCTTCAAGGCTAAGGCAGACGCTTTCCTTAACGATGTTAAGATTCGCTTTGGTGTGGATGACTTCCGTGTAATCCTTGACGAAACCACGACTACGCCTGATTTGGTTGACCGTAACATCATGTACGCTAAGATCTTTATCAAGCCCACCCGTGCAATCGAGTTTATTGCAATTGACTTCATCATTACTCGCTCCGGCGCGTCTTTTGAGGACTAAAATCTAATTTAGCACTATTTAGAAATATAGGAGACAATTTATAATGGCCAACACCAACTTCTGGACATCAACAGCCGCAGATCGAGTAGACCCTAAAAGAGGTTTTAGGTTTAAAGTAAGTATTGCAGGCATTCAGGACGACATTATCTGGTATGCCAAAAAGGCAGACAAGCCTTCGCCGTCCATCTCTGAGGCTTCACATCAGTATCTAAACCACACTTACTACTGGCCAGCGCGCACAGAGTGGAACGAAGTAACAATTACTTTTGTTGACCCCGTGGAGCCCCACTTGGGTGCTACGATGGCAGATCTGCTAGAGGCTACGGGCTACAAGATTCCTAATGCTACAAACGCTGATTCGGATTTTGCTTCTCCGTCGAAGTCTAAGTCTGTCGGAGCCCTTGGCGCCGTCCAGATTGAGCAGATTGACGAGAATGGTACAGCCCTTGAGACTTGGACGCTAAACAACGCTTGGATTAAGGAGCTTACTTTCGGAGACTTGGACTATGGTTCCGATGATATTCTTGAAATGACCATGAAGCTTCGCTACGATTGGGCTAGTTTTGAGCCAATCCCGGGCAATACTCGCGTTGGTAACAACCCCACTATCTTTGCTGTTGGAAACGAACCATAATTCTCCTTAAAGTGAGGCTTGTATGTCGAACAATCTAGGATTTTGGACCCGAATTGGTTCCCCTTGGGAGCCAAAAATGCAGTGGCGTTGGAGGGTTTATATTCCTCTATTTGGCCTCGAAGACCGCTCGGGTGGTAATAGAGGCATGGATGATGACGAAGTGGGCGATGATCTTGTATGGTACGCTAAGTCCATAGACAAGCCAAAGTTTGGCACCAAGCCCGTTGAAGGCGAAGCCCCGATGGGTCAGGCGTTTAATGACAAGTTTGTTGCTAGCTTCCCAGAGTGGAAGCCAATTACGATGACTTTAGTCGACCCTTCAGAACCCAACGCTACTAGAAAATTGTTGAGATTAATCCGTCGCGCAGGCTATCAGGACGAAGAAGCTCAAGAATACAATAACAGAGTACACGGTACGCTATATGGTAGTTTTAGCACCAAAGAATATAATAAATCTTTGGGAACTATAAGAATAGAACAACTCGACCCGGGGTCCAATGGTCCCCGAAGAGGTCCGCTTGAAACATGGAAATTAATTAAGCCATTTATCATCGATGCAGATTTTGGAAAGCTAGACTATTCTAGTAATAATCCGGTTGAAATTACTCTTTCAATTGGTTATTCATTCGCACAGTGCGCGCAACACGGCGATGCAGGCTTGGACGATGATGAAGGCTTGGGCCCTGAGTACCAGAACCCTATAACGGGAGAGAACGAACACTCCAAAGAAAGAACATTCTTATATTTTAGAGATGCAGATCCGCAACCGCCCCCCACCGGAGGAGGCACCGAAACAACCACAACAACCACCGGAGGAGGCACCGAAACAACCACAACAACCACCGGAGGAGGAACCGAAACACCTGCAACCGGTCTCGGCTCCACCGCCGCGGACAATGTTATTGAATAAACCAATTTACTATACTACACTTGAGAGGTAATAATGAGAGATAATAGTAAGCGACTCTCCGCTGGTTCTGACCCAGCGCCAGCAGTCGCAGATGAAGCTGCAAAGCCTACATTGGACTTTGCAACCCCGACCGAACTGGTCGATCTTCCTTCAAAAGGAAAGTTCTATTCAGAAGGGCATCCCCTTCATGGGCAGGACACAATTGAAATCAAGTACATGACGGCAAGGGATGAAGATATTCTTACATCTCCAACTTTGCTTAAAAAAGGTCTTGCTGTTGATAGGTTCTTGCAGAACGTAATCATAAACAAGCAAATTAACATTGGTTCTCTCCTCACTGGAGATAAGAACGCTATTCTTGTGGCGTCCAGAATCAATGGTTTTGGCGAAGATTACACAACCAAGGTTACATGCCCTGCTTGTACAACGGTGTCTGAGAACACTTTTGATTTGAGCGAAGTCCAGCCTTACTATGGTGACGACCACTCAGAACATGATATTGTTGCTACTGACCGGGGCACTTATGTTATAAAACTCCCTAGGACTAGCTTTGAGGTAGAGGTTCGACTATTAACTAGCAAGGATGAGAATGAGCTTGCAGCTAAGATGCAAGCCAACAAAAAGCATTCTGGACGCATAGAGACTAATTTGACAGACCAGCTTAAGAAGGTTATTGTTTCTGTAAATGGTGTTGATGACATGCAGACCATTCACAAGGTGGTTAACAACTTGCCGGCCTACGATTCTCGATATCTGCGTGGCGCCTATCTTAAGGTCACGCCCGGACTAGACATGACGCAGCACTTTGCTTGCCAAGCGTGTGGTTTCGAGAAGGAGGTAGATATCCCCTTAACGGTGGACTTTTTTTGGTCTAAGTAATGAGTATATTGCCGGGGTATATGAGGAGTTCTTTCTCTTAAAATACCACGGCAATTGGTCATTCATGGAAGCCTATAACCTTCCGATTACAATTCGTAGATGGTTTTTGCAAAGACTGGTAAGCCAGATTGAAAAAGAAAACCAAAAAATTGAAGAAGCCCAAAACAAATCAAAGCCCGGAAGGCGTTAGTGTCTTCCGGTCTTTTTGCTTTATGAAACTATTTATATGTGAGGGAGAATAGCACTAATGGACAACCTCAATAAAGACATAGATTTATTGTTAGAGTATTCGCTTATTGAGGCGCCAACTAGAATGGGCTCGCTAAGCGCTAGGGATTTTACTCGCTTTAAGTCCAAAAAAGCAAAAGAAGCGGAAGCAGAGGAAGAAGAAGCAGAGGAAGAAGAAGCAGAGGAAGAGGAAGAAGCAGAGGAAGAGTCCGAGGCGGAAGAAGAACCCAGTGAAGACGAAGACGAAGATGAAGCTGAGGAACTACCTACCCCTCCAGCCAGCGAAAGCGAATGCGATGAATTTTTAAGAGACCCGGAGGTCAAAAAGCTTCTTAATAATATTGAGGCTAGTCAAACTGTAAAAAGGCAACTGGCAGACACCTTAAGAAACACATCTTTAACAATTGACGCTGCCACACTAACTATAGGCGCCGGAATTGCTGCGTCTGGTGTCGGCATCCCCGTCGGCGGCGCGGTGGTCAAGGCAGGGGGAGTTGCCTCCGCTGCTGCTTTAATCGGCGCCTCCGCTCTTGGCGTTATGAATGGGGACTATAAAGTAGCTGCGATTGATGGCGCCGCAGGCGTCCTGTCAGCCTTTTTAGCAGGAGGCGGAGGAGCATCAAAGACTGCTAAATCGGTAGGAACAAAGCTCTTCCAACGAGGCGCCACCAAGGTGGCCCAACTTGAAGCTAAAATTGCAACCCAGTTGGTGGCCAAAGGGGCTTCAAAAGAAGCGGCAGAAATCATAGCAAAGAGTTTTATCACAAACGCCACGAATGCCGCATCTTCTAAGCTCAGAGGAATGATCGGCGATATACCAACCCAGAATGAAGGCGAAGATGATAAAGATTATAAGAGAAGAGTTCAGCAATGGCAGCAAGAAAAAAGTGAAAAAGTAGCAGAAATATTTAACAAGTGCTACAAAAAAACAGAAGATACTAAGGCAATCAAAAATATTAAAAAAGTAATTACAAGCTTTGATAAGTTTGTAAACTTTGGTGCCCGTAAGATCGATCAGTTTATCGACTTTGGCGTTGGACTGATAAAAGGTGGCTCGCTAAACGAATCGCAACTTAGCGCGGCAAGAGAACTAGGACTAGGTGACATGATGCTACTAAAAGAAGAAAAACTTGTAACTATCCACATAGACCTTACGGAGTTAAAAAAGCAAGAACTAAACGAAAGCTTTCTTTCTATGTTTGGCGGCTGGGTTGAGCATATTCTCGGCGCCATGTTCGGCGTTGCCTACCCTAACATAAAGGTCACCGGCTCCAGAGGGGACGTGCAATCTTTCGCCCGAGCCCTTGCCGGCGAAAAGAATTATATAGAGGCAGTTAAAAGGTATGGTCTGGACCACCCGACAACCTACAAGAATAAAGCTAAGTTGGACAGATCTATTAAAGGGTTCGAGAGAGACACCGGTCTTAAGTGGCCGTTCAAGTAGGAGTTGTTAGATGGGAGCACAAGAAGACTTAATAGCAGCTTTAGAAGCCTTTTTGGCGTCTCGTGGTGGGACCACCGGAGGCATAACTACTGCTACGCCCACTCGCGAGGCGGACGATACCAACGCTACCTACATGGAGAAGCGCCTCGCCGCTCTGGCAGAGGAAGCCGAGCGCCTCCAAGAACTAGAAGATTCAAATATTAGAATTCGGGATCTTGAGGAACAAAAGCTTGTATTAGCAAAGAAGGTTGCTATTTTCCAAAGGGAATTTAAGGACTCATCTGACGCTGCATACGAAAAAGAACTTTTAAATATTGAAGCCCGCGCCTCCGGACTAAAGTCTGGAGAGGATGCACTAAGAAGGTTTACAGGAGTTACTGACCAGCAAAACAGTCTTTTGTCCCAGATGTATGTGGGTGGAGAAGAATTCTTTAAAGGGTTCGGCGACGGCATGTCGAACATCTTCACGGCAACTAACGTTACAACTTCTATAATTGACAAGTTTGTTGAAATGACGGTTTTACTCAACGAGCAGCAGGACCAAGCAGTTGTCAACTTTCGTCGTAGCACTGGTGCAGGCGACGGTTTCGACCGCACCATTATAGGCCTAGAACGTTCTTTGTTCACGGCAGGTGTGTCTTCGGCCGAAGCTGGGCAAGCTGTGCAGTCTTTGTTTTTGAATGTAACAGATTTTACGCAATATGGCGCCACACAAAGAAAAGAATTGGCAAAAACAGTCGCCATATTGAATGAACTTGGAGTTTCAACAGAAAACAGTTCGAAAAATATTCAATTTGCCACAAAAGTCTTAGGCCAGTCAACCAAGCAGGCAGCAGAATTGCAAAGAGAAATGTTTAATTTTGCTCAAGATCTTGGCGTATCAGTTGAGGCCATGAGCAGTGATTTCGCCACTATGGGTCCCCAAATCGCGGCTCTTGGAGAAGATGGGGTTGATGCTTTCTATGATTTACAGGTGCAGGCCAAGAATACGGGTCTTGCCATGTCCGAGCTTTTAGGTATTGTTGCGAAATTTGATAAGTTTGATACAGCAGCCCAGTCAGTTGGTAGCTTAAATGCTTTGTTAGGCGGTCCGTACCTTAACACACTAGAATTAGTAGCCGAGACAGATCCATCTAAGAGGTTTGAAATTCTAAAAGATAGGATTGACGAGGCTGGCTTGTCGTTTGATGAGATGGACTATTACCAAAGAAAAGCGCTTGCTTCAGCTATGGGCTTAAACGAACAGCAGTTAGCTCTTATGATGCGCGGTAAACTAGACTTAATTCAGGCGCCCCCAAAAACGGCCGCCGAGATTGAAGAGTTGGCCGCTCAAACTGCCAAATTTAATACGATGATGGATGAACTTAAGCAAACAGCGATGATGTTTGCCGTATCCTTGAAGCCACTTATGGATGGCCTCAAAATGGCTTTAAATGGTTTTCAGAAGCTCTCATGGATACTTAACCCATTGATTGCTGCTTTTGTTACATACAAAACAGTTGTTTCGGGTATAGCCACAGTCCAGAAGGCCTACGCCGCTACAACGACCATATTGGCAGCCGTTAAGACCAAGCTCGGCCTTGCCACCGCAGCCGAAGGCGCCGCAGCAGCCGGCGCCACAGCTCCTACCTTAGGCCTCGCGGCAGCCGAAAGCACAGCAACTGTGGCGGGCTCGGGTCTCGCTTTGACATTCACTGCTCTAGTTGCTGCGGCTCTTGCATTTGCATATGTTATTTATGTAAGCGCAGGTTCACCCGGCCTTATAACAATGCTTGGAATACTTTCAGTCGCATTTATCGGCATCGCGGTTGCTGCAAATGTATTTGGATTTTCAATAGCTGGTGTAACACCGTTCCTTTTGGCCTTTGCCGCCGCAGTTATGATGGTTGGCGTTGGCATTGGGCTCGCTTCCGCAGGTATTGCCTTGATGGTTACTTCGCTCGATAAATTCGGCGAAGGTCTGGCGAGCAACATGGTGATGACGGCTGTTGCAATTGCAGATATAGTAGAATCTATTAACCAGCTAGACACCCTTAAAACAGTTACACTAGGCGCCACGATGGTTGCAACAGCCGCCGCAGCCCCCGCAGCGATGCTTGGTGCCGCTGTTGCTGGTGGAGTCTCGGCGTCCCCCGCTGCTGCTGCCGGTGGTGATGACGGGGCACCAGCACCACCTATTAACATTCACTTAACTGTCGAGCTAGACGGAAAGGCTTTTGCAGCAGCCGTTAATAATGTAGAAATCACCAAAAACGCCGGCCCGGGTGGTAGACCCAGCAAGCTACACAAGACAATCCAAGATGGTTTGGTTAAGGGAATGGCGACAGGTGTCTAATTATATAAGGAGGGTGTGTAATGGCAAAATTTGTTAGAGGCGGAATCACAGCCAAAAAGAAAACAGAGAATGAACCTTTTAAGCTTATCATTGAGCACATCGCGAAGGGTAAGGCTGTGTTCTTCACACCAAAAAGGCACGGACTAAAGCTTAACGGTTATAGTGAGGATTTCGGTGTTGGGTGGAGTTCTGAGAGGGCGTTTGGTAGAATGGATGAAATTCCTTTCTACCAAGGAACAACCAGAGCGGTAAGCTTGGATCTTAAAGTGGGCCCCCTCACGGTCGACATGTTGGAGAAGACGACGGAACAAAAGCTGGCGAACTCTATTAATGCTCTGGCCAAATTTCAGTATCCAGTTTACGTAAACGACTCCATAGCAAAGCCTCCTCTTTTGAATGTTTTGTTTGGAAACATAATGTCAATGAATAGGGACGGGGAAAATCCATTGATTTGTTACTTGACTTCTTTCGCAATTGCTCCTATAATAAGTAATGATGCGACCGATTCTTACTATCCTGTCTATGACAAGGCAGCCGGCACTGTATACGCTAAAGCTTATAATTTAAATCTAAACTTTACAATTTTGCACGACGAACAACTGGGTTTTAACGATTGCCCGCCGCCTCCATTCGAGCCGCCCACGAATTATGTTGAGCTGCCCGCCGCAGAAGAAGAGGCCCAATTCCAGATCCCATTTCTTCCGGGCGAAAACTGTTAACAGGACAAACTAGATAATGCCAAGACACGGAACCGAAAATACAAGAGTTAATACAGAAGAGTTTTACGAAGAATTTCTAGAAGAAAGAGAAGTT